TCCGCCGCCTGTCCCTACACCGTCGGCCCTCTGGGGCGGTACATCGCCCCGGCTGAGGTGCGCGGGCTGTACGCCTACGGCGACCGGGTGCAAGTCTGGTGCAGCGACCTGAAGGACGGCGACGACTGGTTTTTTCTGGTGGATGCCGAAACCGATCTGCGCATCTTCGACCGGGTCCAGCTGGTTGTGAACGCCAACGGCACCCCGGACGATTTCAGCGACGACACCGTGGAAGATGCCTTTTGGAGCTGCTGCTCCATCGACGATTGACCCCCGCCGGACACCTTAGCAGGGCCGCACCGTAAAGCGACCCCGCCCCACTACCCCGGCAGCCGCCGGGAGATCATCCCGAACACCAACCACAACACGAAAAGGAGCAAGTACCATGACGAACGAACAGATCATTTTGAACGAAGCCGCGAAGCTCGACCCCGCCACCCTGCACGCCATTGCAACGGCGCACCACACCCCGGAACAGATCGCCGCCATCGCTGCCAAGGCCACCACCACCGACGACGACGGCAACGAGAAGCCCGCCAGCGTCGCCGACGTGGAAGCCGTTCTAGCTGCCGATGAACTGCACACCATCGCCAAGTGGAACAGCTTGAACAAGCGCATCCGCACCGGGGAAAAGAGCCTCATTACCTGCTATCTGTGGAAGTACACCACGAAGCCCAGCAAGGAACAGCGGGAAGCCGCCGAAGCTGAGGGCAAGGAAGCCGCCCCCGCCCCGCACTTCTACCCCACGAAATCCTACCTGTTCAGCTGCCTGCAGGTTGAGGATGCCAAGGCCGCACCCGCTGCCCGCTTTGGCTCCGTCGCTGAGATCATGGCCTATAACAAGAAGCTGGCCGCAGAGCGCAAGGCCGCAAAGATCGACCTTGACAAGCTCTATACCCTCTACACGGCAGAGTACAGCCGCCTTTACAACAGCGACGACCCCGACGACGAAAAGGCAGAGCAGAACGCCGCCAAGGTCTTCGACGACAAGAGCCAGAACGACCCCGTTTTCCATGCCCTGGTTGATCGGATGATCCAGAAGATGGACGACTTTATCAGCAGTGACCGGGAAGCCGCCGCCTTTGTGCTGGCACTGGACAAGCTGAACGCCCCGGAACAGCCCGCACCCGCCCCGGCTCCTGCGCCCGTCGTCATTGAAGAACGCCACGAACTGCCGGAACTGGTCCACGTCGATCCGCTGCCCAAGAAGCCCGCCAAGCGCACCACCACGAAGCCCAAAAGCAACACCGCCGCCCTCAAGCAGACGGAACGCAAGGCAAAGGCCGCTTTCCTGGCCGTGCCCGAAACGGACCGCAAGGCGCAGGCCGAAGCCCTCAGCGCATGGCGCAAGGCACGAAAAGACGTTGCGGAAGCTGAGAACGCCCCCGCCGCTGTGCAACAGCTTGATTTTGCAAGCATTGCCGCCGGTCTGCTGGCATGACACGAAACCGCCCCGGATACTTTGGCAGGGCTGCACCGATGAAAGCAACCCCGCCCCACTTCCCACCGGCAGCCCGCCGGTGGCATATCACGAAACGAAAAGGAGAACATACCATGAAATTTAACAACATCTTCGAGCAGATCAACGTGGAACTCCCCGCACAGTGGAAAATCCAGACCCTGCGCCGTGAGATTCAGCACAGCCCCGGCAAGGCTGCGGAACTTCAACCGCAGATCGACGCCGCCCGGATCACCCTTATCTGTGCCCGCCGCGGCTACTTCTACACCGCCTGACCCTCTGCCGGACGCTCTAGCAGGGCTGCACCGACCAAAGCAGCCCCGCCCCATCGCCCCGCCGGGGCTATCACGAAACACGAAAAGAGGTTCACACCATGACAACGCCAAACGATGCCCTGGACTTCTACCCCACGCCGGACAATCTGGCATGGGAGATGGTCCACAGCCTAGAAACCGAAATCCACGGCTTCCGCCGCTTCCCCAGCCCCGTGCTGGAACCGTCCGCCGGTGATGGGGCACTTGCCCGCCAGATTCACACCACGAGCGGCATTTACCACGATCCCAAAACGGGAAAGGTCCGCCGGGAGTATCTGGACAGGCTGGAAAAGGTTGATCTTGACTGCATCGAGCTTTCCAGTGATCTCCGGGCGAAGCTCAAGAAAGACGATTTCCGCGTGGTGCATGACGATTTTCTCACGTTCCGCCCCTGCAAGAAGTATGCGGCAATCGTGATGAACCCGCCTTTTTCCGCCGGGGCTGCCCACCTGCTCAAAGCCTTGGACGTGATGAAGGACGGCGGCAAAATCCGCTGTCTGCTCAACGCGGAGACGATCCGCAACCCCTGCACCAACGAACGAAAAGAGCTTGCGGCACAGCTGGAAAAGCTCAACGCCACAGTGAAGTACATCCCGGACGCTTTCAAAAACGCCCGCCGTGCCGCCCGGGTCGAGGTTGCGCTTGTGTCGGTGGACATCCCCGAGCGGGAGCCAGTAAGCAAAATCCGCCTGGAATTGCAGCACGAAACCACGGAACGCCTAAAGACCGATCCCGAACTTGCCGCGCTGGTATCTGCGGACCCCATCACGGCAGCCATTGAGCGGTACAACGCCGCAGCTGAGGGCATCCGCCGAATCTTCGAGGAATACAACGGGATCAAATCCCTGTTTTCCTCTGCCACGGCAGACGACAATGAAAGCGAAGTGCTTGCATTCAACCGGGACTATAACCAGGCGATCCGCCGCCTGCGCGCCCTGTACTGGGAAAAGCTGTTTGACCTGCCGCAAATCCGGGACAACCTCACCAACGATATGCAGAACGAATACCGTTCACGAATCGCCGAGCTTTCCGACTACGATTTCAGCACTTATAACATCTTGACCGTTCGGGAAGAAATGTCCGCCAACATCGTGCAGGGCATCGAAGATGAAATAATCGGGCTGTTCGACAACTGGACAAACCTTCACTACTGCTCCGAGTATTCAAAGAACATCCACTATTACAACGGCTGGTGTACTAATTCGGCTTACAAGATCGGCAAAAAGGTCATTTTCCGCTGCTGTGCCTTTAGTGACTGGTCCGGCAGGTTTGAACCGTCGTGGCGCGTGGAAAGCGCACTTTCTCAGATCGAGCGGGTGCTGCACTACCTGGACACCAACGGCCAGAAGTACAACGGCGACGAACTCCGGGCAGCCCTGAAAGCCGCAGAGCAGGCCGGGCAGAGCCAGAAGATCCAGCTTCACTACTTCACCGCCACGTTTTACAAAAAGGGCACCTGCCACATCGAGTTCACAAACGAGGACGTTTTGAAGTCCTTCAACCTCTACGCCAGCCAGAAAAAGGGTTGGCTGCCCCCGTCCTACGGCAAAAAGAGCTATCACGATATGCCCGCCGCTGATCGGAAGGTGGTGGACAGCTTCGAGGGCGAGGAAAGCTACACCGACACCCTCACCCGGCACCTGATCCCCACGAAATCCACTTTCTTACAGCTGAACGCATAACGAAAACGGACACTCTGGCAGGGCAAGCACCGTAAAGCAGCCCCGCCCCATCTGCCCCGGCATCCCGCCGGGAGTATCACGAAATCCAACCTCACGAAATACGAAAAGGAGCTGTCACGAAATGAAACTGAAAGAGACCCGCATTCTGGACGCTGAGGGCGCACGTTACGCCTGCATTGCCAACGGCTACTGCACCTGCTGCGACTGCGAGGAATACGACCGCATCTTGAACGATGCAGCCGAGAGCAGCCGCAAGCCGGGCGGCATCACGGTGGACGATCTGGCCCGCATCGCCGAGGCCATCAAAGCCCACAGCGAAACGGATGACGATGTGCCCGCCATTGCCTTTGCGCTGTCCCGGCGCACTGTCTCCCACTTCACCGAAGCCTGATCCGCCGCCCACCACGAAATGCGAAAGGAAGTATTCAAGCATGAAAACCTATACCCGCCACAGCATTGCAGGATGGGACGTTTACACGGACGATGAAACCGGGCGCGTCCACCATCTCGTTGACCCGGATTCCAACGACCCGCGCACCCTGTATCCCTACATTCCCGCCGCCGGGGGTGGATGGGATAACGCCTGCGGCAGTCTGACGCTCTCCGCCCTGCGCGGCCGCATGGCACGAAACACCATCCGCTTTGCCTGATTTCTGCGCCCCGGCCACCCGCCGGGGATTTTGTGGGATTCCACACGAAATCTTTCTTGCGTTTTATTGCTTTTCTTTGCGTTTTGTCCTATCATGGTTGTAACGAAATCCAGTAACAAAAACCGACAAGGAGGTATTCTCATGTATACGATTCCTGCATTTGGCCCTTGGCCTGAACAGAACGCCGGACCCGACGAAGAAAAGCGGCTGAACAGTGCCCAGCAGAGCAAGACCAGCCCCACCAGCATTGACCGGGAACACGAAACCGGGGTTTTCTATGGCTCCGGCAAGCTGCCCTATCAGACCAGCCTTGCCGCCTGCACCTGCAACGATTTTGTGAAACGGAAAAAGCCCTGCAAGCATATCTATCGCCTTGCTATGGAGCTTGGGATCATCCCTCTGGACTATAAGACGGGCAGGAGCAGCGGCGAACGGAACGAAGCACAGATCAGCTTTGAGGACAGCATTGCCCTTGTGGAACAGCTTTCCGAGGCTGCACAAAAGCACATCGAGAATATGCTGTACTATACCAGCGAGCGGGTAGATGACCGCCAGCGGGCCGTTACCTGCTACGATCTCGACGTTTCCGAAGAGCTGCGCACGTCGCCGCTGATCCACGAAAACCCGTACCCGCTGGCCGAGGTGCTTTCCGACCTCTCAAAACCGAACCTGCTCATTCTCCTTGATGCCATCCGCCGGGAGGACAAGCCCCGCCGCAGCGCAGCCAAAGCCAAAATCGTGGAGTGGATCGCCGAAAACGTGCCCATGCTGGCAAACGAACTGCCGCCGTGTGCGTCCTTCTCCTTCGTGGAGGTGTTCGACAAAGCACAGCGGGACGTTTACAAGTATCTGCGGCGCAAATATGACACGGAAACGGACTGGTACACCGGGTTTGAATATCCCGCCGGGGCAGGTCTCCCCAACGAAAACGAACTTGTGTTTTACTTCCCGGAAGATCGTGTGACTGCCGCCCTCACGAAATACGGGCACAACCGCTGCTTGCACGGGTACATCCCCACAAAATGAAATGTGCAAAAAATGCACATTGGCGGATAAGGATGCCATTTCCGCATATTTAACCCGCCTTTTTGATACAAAACCTACAATTTGAGGGCTTAACTACCGAAATGGAGGTATTTCTGTGAATGACGCAGAGTTTTTCGCCCCTTGGCGGCTGGTTGCTGCCTTTGCCGATGGTTCCCGGCTCCTGTTCGATGGATTGACCGAGGAACAAGCCTATGACGCTATGATTGCCGCCCAGGAGCAGCACGGCGACATTGGCTATTGGAACCGGGTCACAGATCAGAACTACGAGGACGGCAGATACTACAAAACTATCCCCGAGCCGCCCGCCGTGCATATCGTGGACTTCACCGGGTACGATGGGCCACTTGACGAGAACGGTTTCCCTGTCGGGCTGCCGGATGAGATTGCCCGGTACGCCCAGAAGCAGGGAGCCGCCCCGGATGCCCCGCAGATCATCCTCAAGCGCAATGCGCCGCCTGATTCTGAGAATCCGAACGAAAAGTAATCACGAAATCCAGAAAGCCCGCCGGGTCGATGACCTGACGGGCTTATGGTGTTGAAAGGATGGATTTGTATGAAGCTGAGCATGGATTGTGTGCGGGCTGTTATGCTCTGCATTGAAGAACACACAGATTTTGACCACTACTGCTACTTCATTCGTTATGCACGGGCTGATATTCTTGATATGCTTGGTGAAGAACCCATTGATCCGCCCACTTATCAAGTTGAGCTTGAAACTAAATTCGACAATGATGATATTCTTTATTCCGTGAAATACTGCGCCGAAGCTGGGCTTATCACTCTTTGCCCCGGTTCTCACCCTGAACAGTACCGTGTCAACATCCGGGAATTGACCCCTGCCGGACATAGCTTTCTTGAGAATATCCGAGCAGACACAAACTGGGCAAAGGTCAAAAGCGTTGCTAAAAAAGCCGGTTCTTTCAGTGCAGACGTGATAGTCGAGATTGCAAAGAGTGTAGCTGTGGAAGCGGCCAAACATTTCTTATCCAGCACTTAACCAGCTTGATGGTGCCCATGTTATTCAACTCGCACTGGATAGCTTCTTCGTTATACCACTTTTGTTTTTCTTTTATCCCTGTTTTCACGATTTGTCTTGCAATGATTTTTGCAACGTGTTCACGCAATCCGATTCCACTGATCTCAATTTTGATTCTCATTGTCGCCCTCCTGCATTTCATCGAACAGCTTTTCGACAAATTCAAGGACATTCTTCACGCTCTCCCTGTTCCTGAAACGGACCCCCTTACCGATGGCCGAAATCAGTTCGATGCTTCCTTGGTCGTCGATTTTAACAAATTTGCAGAGTTCATCTTCTTCTCGTGCCCATTTTGGACGGGCTTGCTGATCTTCTTTGAGAACCATGTCCACAAGTTCGGTCTCGGCTTCTCGCAGCACTTTTTCATCCCCATCCGCCCGATGGGGGTAGCCTGCCGCCCTTGTTGGAACCAGCCGTATTCCCATGCAATGTATGCTCATAGCTTTTGCCCTCCAAAATCTCAGATTCTACACTACCCGGCAGGCCGCACAGCCCGCCGGGTAGTTTCTTTCCAACTTTTCCACATTTCCGGGTAGTCGTGTTTGTTTTTCTGCGCCGGGTGGACTCGATTTGCGGAAGCGCGTTTGCGTGAGGCTCTGACGGTCGATCTTCCCTATAAGAGAATATCACCTTCAACCCATGCGTCAGCCCGGGGCAGGGTCTCGCGCACGTTATACGCGCGTGATAATAAGGCAGGGCACTCGGGCAGCCGCTCCATGCCCCGGCCAAAGGCCAGCAAAGCGACGTTCCGAAGCCGTTTCAAATGCTGGATGCTGTACCCTGCATCGACCTGCACTTCTGCCCATTTTTTGTGGCCGATGTAGTATTCTGTCAGGATCAGATTGTGGACACTGTCCAGTCGGTCAATTTGTCCTCGGATCAGAGCTTCATCGGACTTCAAAATGGCTTGCTGACGTTCCAGACTTCTCAACCTGTCACCGATGCCCAGTTCATTCATTTTGCAGGCCATTGCCGCGGTGCTGTCACCGGGCAGCCCGCCGCCGGGCATACCGTCCATGTTGATGCCTTTCAGCGTGTCTACTTCGTCGTCCAGAGTGGCACACTGGCGGCGGATGATCGTAAGCCGGCGGGGAATATCTGCGCAGTATTTCAAAATCGCTTCCGCCTCGTGTGTCTTCATGCTCTGCCTCCCGAAAAATTAAAACTCGCTTCCGAAGATGGGGCCTTGCCCGTTTACCCGCTCGACCATAGCCCCCACGCCGTAGATGTCCTCCACCACACGGCGTAGCTTCTCGTAAGCTACCATCTCGCCATCTTCGGACCATCCAAGGAACTGCTCGAAGTTGGAGCAGGTCTCCTGCATGACAGCAGCGATCTGCTCCACGGTATAGCTCATGTCGTGTAGAGCTTCCACACAATACCGGGCCACCATGTCGGCAGCATCCCGGCGTTCGGCAAGGATTTCCCGCTCATTGGCCGTCTTGCCCAGCTTTCCCGCCGGGAGCAGGAAAGTTTCCACCATCAGCGGCGTGGTGCGGTCTTCCAGCGCAATGCGGGCTTTCCGTGCCCCCCGTTTGTCCCGGTCAAGGGTGTACCGCTCCGCCGCATTGTTCATCTTGACGGTCAGCACAGCCGCTCTTCCTGCATCAAAATTCAGAATGTCGTGCGCCGCTGCCACAAAACAGTACGACATGACCTGCCCGATAGCTTCCCGATTCAGCGATGCTGCCGTTTTGGTGCGGCCAAGGTTGATCTGCCGATTTACGGCATTCTGGATGCTCTGCCGGTAATACGACGGCACTCTTGCTCTGCTTTTGCCCATGATGATTCCTTTCCCGCCTGTTCAGCCAGACGTTTCCACTCTTTGATCTCGGATTTTGTGTCCGGGGTGATGATTTCCCGGAACGTGTACCCTTTTGGCTCTGCGATCAGGTCAATAAACAGTCTGCGACGGTAGATATAGTCTCTCTGCGCCCGCCGGGTGAATTTTGACTTGATTTCCACCACTTCCACCGTGCCGTCTGCGTATTCCAGCACATAATCCGCCGTATACCTTGCCGCCGGGAGGTGGACGGCGCAAAAATCCTTTGCGGGCAGCAAAGGAAAGGCAACGTGTGGCGTTGCCTTAATGATCCTGCCGGACTGGATGCCCGGCAGCACCGTGCCAATATAAAAATCATACTCGCCCTTGCTCTCGAAGGTTTTCCCGATCTCCCCGGCAGCCTTGGCCGCTGCTTCCAGCAATACCGCCCCTGCCTGGGCTTTCCGTGCGCATCGGGCGGCTATTTGCTTCTCCGCCTGGGCGCGATACCGGGGCGGCAGGTCTTCCAGTTCCATTCTTGCGCTCAAGGCTGGTTCCTCCTGTTCTTGTTCTTCGGCTGCTCTTTGCGGTACAGGCTCACGATTAGGTGACGGGTAGAGTTGCCCGTGATGATGACTTCGCACCGATGCAGGGTATACCCCGGATACATTCGCTCCCAGTACGCCCGGTCTTCCAGACAGTTTTCGCACACGTCCTTTAGCTTGCTTCGGCTCATTTTGTTGTCGTTCGGCCTTGGCATTTTGGGCGGCTGCAGACCGTGACTCTGCCGCCAGTGCCGTTTGCATCTGCGATTCTTCACGATATACCGGGCAAGGCTTTCCACGCTGTTGTGGTCAAAGTGCAGCGGCTCACATCGAGCCATACCCCGGCCATTCCACGCCTGTTCTACCATTTCCCGGGTCAGCCCTGCCGGGTGTGTCATAATGACATGGTGATGGTGCCGTCCCAAGACTTCGCCTGTCACCGGGTCCACGGTGCAATACTCCGTCACCACGACCCACTTTGGACGCTGGATGCCCTGTTTATCGCAAAGGCGGTACAGCATCTTGATTGCATTGGAGAAATCCCGGTCAGCACGGGCAAGGTCATTTGGGGCAGGGTGATGATCGTCGTCGTAGGTGTATGTAACCGAGAAATCACCGGGCCGGAAGTTCGTATTTACCAGCAGAACCAGGTAGCGGCCAGATTTGCGGAGGTTGTAGGCTTCCTTCGCCAGACTGGTGGCGAGTTCTTTCTTCCGCCGGGTGCTGGCCTTATGCTCTTTCTCGGAAACCTCGAAAAACTCCGCCTGCATGGTGGGCGCAGTGGCATAATTTTTGCCGCAGATGTATTTCTGTTCTCTGACATAAAAGCCGCCGCTCATACCCACTACGTCCTCCTTTCCGTGAACATCCTTTTGCTGAATAAAGGCAAAACCGTCAGCTGCCCGGGAACTTCTATGCTTGCTCCCGCCCCCGCTCCGGGAAGCCCTGCTGTCCGTTACGCCCTTCTGCCGCGGGGAGACAATACAGGGGGTTCCCCCTGTACCCCCGCCACTGGGAACGGCTTGCATAGGTCTTGACTAAATCTTGCTTAGACCTTGGTTAGATTACAAGCTAATTTTCAATCTAACCTCAAGCTACGTTCTCCGCTGGTTCTTAGTTTATCCTCGGTATACAAGCCCCTTGCCGCCTCGTCAGGGCGGCAATTTTACGACGGGCTTGCTTATTCTCTGGAAACGACTTCAACCTGTAGTCATTTCAAAACGAAGCTGTTGAGATAGGGCAGCACCTCGCCGCCGCAGCTGGACACGATCAGATTGAAGTCCTTTTGGAAGACGTGAAAGTAAAGAGCGTTGCTCACGTCCTTCGATCCTTCGGTGCGCTGCTCCTGAATCATCCGGGTTGCCTGGTTCCGGGACAGCCCCATGCCCATCAGGAGCTTTTTCATTCTCTTGGTTGTCATTTCAGTTTACCTCGTAGTCTTCAATGCCGTTTTCGTCCGTCCGCTTTACTGTGCTTTTTCTCAGGCAACGGTAACGGCAAATCTTCCGGCTTTACGCCTGCATTTTTCATCTTCGCTCCGCACTCACCGCAGTATTTAACTGCCACGCAGTTGATGAAATGGCATTTCTTGCAACGGAAATGCTCACAGGTACACCGGCCTGGATTCAATTCCCATTCCGATTCCGGCGGCTGTGTATCGAGAAGGAAGTTTTTTGCCGTTTTCCTACCCGGCTCTGCGATCATCACCCGTGTTATCTTCTTGATGTTTGCTCTGGATATGAGGATTTCCAGTGTTCCGTCACTGTCCAGATTGAATAATGCCGTACTCATTTCAGTACCTCCCACACACTGCACACTTGCCATCACAGACAGACTTTCCCTCTGTGGGTGCCTCGTACAGCTGCACCATCGGCTGCGGCTGATCCGAACGGTTGAGTGGCTTGTCGTACTGAACCGTGTAGTCTCCCTTCGGGTTGTCGTGCCATGCCAGAGCGTGGCGGATTGCAAGCCAGACCTGCTCTGCCCGGTACGGGATTCTCATGCAGTAATCAAGCGGGGCGGAAAGAACATATCTTTTGTACAGCTTGTCCACTTCTTCCTGCATGATGTTCCGTCGGTCGATCGAGATATGGAAGATTTCATCTCGTTCTTCTTCGTCGGCAAACGAATCGTTTTCCAGAGCGGCGTAGAACTTCGCCATGCACAGTTCGTCTGTCAGGTCTTCAAACTGCCCCATGTGCAGACGAAGGTACATCTCGCAGGCTTTTGCTACCGCCTCAGCTACCGGGCGGCTCATGGTGATGGTGACGGTTTCGATTTCTGCCGGCGCACTCTTTTTCTCGTCCATGTCGTTACCCCCACAGCTTGACAGCCGATGCGCCATAGCCATCGCGTACAATAATGCCATCTTTTTCCGTAACAAACATCGTTGTCTTGAACGGGAAGTTTGCGGCACTGATGCCCGCTTCATTGGCAGCATCAATCAGCATCCCGCACGGACCGTAATCGCTCATAATGGAGAAGTGGTTGAACCTCCCACTTTCTGCGTATTCTGCCATGCGTTTTGCCAATGCTTTTTTGAACGTGTCCGCCTGATTTGGCGTTATGTTCTGCCGCCCCATGTCAGCAAGGAGACACGCAGTAACGGAAGTGAAGCTGTTATCTCCATTACTGTGTGGCCGATCTTCGAGTATTCTTTCCGCCCACCAGTTGGCGGCTTTCTCGATTGCCTCTTTTGATAAAATCATTCCGCCTCTTTATCCTCCGTTTTACACGACTGTACTGTATTCCGGGTCATATTCACGATATTCTGCATACCTTTCACCAGACCTTCCGACAGCGTGATCGGCAAAATTGCTGCCCGCACCATCATCCCGTCACGGACAACATAGTATCGGGAGCCGTTCTTTGCGCGGCGCAGGCAATAGTTGATGTAGTCGCTCTTTTTGATTTCATCCATAACTGGTGCCAGCTTGCTGACCGGGATGAAATCTATTGTTTTTTCGTCCGGGGTCATCAGCCCCATAAGGAGTGCCCCTCCGATGCAAAGATTGATGGAGCTTTTTCGGCACTCAATCTCGTTCTGAAGTGCGTCCTCAAGGTTCATCCCGCATACGTCCTCCGCGGTGTCGCACAGATACTCTTTGTAGATCACATCTTCCCACTGCTTTTTCTGCATCCCGAGCATCGTCATAATCTCCGCTTCTGTCCACGGCTTAGGGAACCCTTCCAGCGAGTAAAGTTCAGAGCCTGTGCCAATGAACATACTCGTTTCAGTATCTTCTGCGCCGTGAATCCTGACAATGTGGCAGGAGCCACGGTCTTTAATTACTTTGGCAATCGCTGCAATTTTCATGCGTATACCTCTCCGATGGTCTGAACCTCAAACCGTTCAAATTCTATGTAGTGCGCAGCAGCTTGCTGTTTGGCGCGGGTAATTGCTTCCTCGGCAGACGCCGCCTTTACCCGGTATATCAACCAACACGGCAAGCCACGGCCACAGCCTTTCAAGACCACTTCATACGTTTTCATCCCGGCCAGCCTCATGCGAACAGATACAGCCAGCAGAGTTTAGCCAGCGCAGCGGGTGCCAGCAGCAGAACCGCCGCCCAAATTGCCGCGGCCAGCAGAAGCAGAACCGTACCGAGAGTTTTAACCAGTCCATCCATGCTTTTTACCTCAACCTTCTTGCTCGTCTTCATCGTTCCGCACCTGACAGGCAGGTGCGGATATGGGATTTTTGATCTTGGCGACGGGGCGGACACCAGCCTCATTCGAGGCGTAGTCGGAGCCGCAATACCCGTTGCCGTACGCGGCGGCGAAATAGGCTGCCGAGTTCGGCACCCGATTCTGGAGCCAGTACCATTCCCATCCGCCGTTCAAGCCCTGGGAAGCAATGCGATTCTTCCGCTGCTTCATCGGCTTCCATTGGCTCACGCTTTCGGGTTCATCTTCACCACACGGGTTTGAGCCGAAGATTTCCTTTTCCGTCGGCAGGCGCAGCAGGTCTCCGTTTTCAAAAGGCAGCAACAGCTTCCTGATTTTCCGGGGGAAGCGGTCAAGGATTTCACCGTTCAGCTTCTTCCTCAAGTCGGAGGCATCCCAGCCGCCCGCATTGGTGTTCTGTGCGTTCATGCTGTATTCCTTTGCCAGGCAGTCCGCAAAGCAGAAGAGCATACCGTCTTTTTCCTCCTTGACAGCCAGCATCTCTACCTTTTCACCATCGGACAGCTTAAAGCGAATGACATCACCCACCCGGAACGTGTTGACTTTGATTTTCTCGGTTCTTCTTACCTTCATGTTGCTTTCCATCCTTTCAGTCTGTTTCCTTGATGATCCAGACCCGGTGTTCGCCGTAGCCTGTCCATTTCAAAGCGTCTTCATGGCTGCCGGAAACGGCAACGTCGATATGGTTGCCCTGTACCCCTGCGCCCTTGTCCTGCACAATGCGGATTCCAACATCTTCGATGTAGACCACCGTGCCATAAGGGAGAAGCGTCTGGTCTGCCGCCACAGTTACATCCGCTTGGATTGGCTGCCCACTGGCGGTGATCCCCGTGCCCGTGCCGCAGATGTGCTGGTATTTCTCGGTGCAGTATGCGGTACACTCGAAAACCCCGGCATACTCTACAACCAACTTTTTATCCAGCGTACCCCTAATTTTCAACTCGTCCGCCAGATCGTCTGCATACTGGGCGATAACTCCGGCGGTTCCTTCCCAGTCCTCCGCGCGGGATTTGTAAATATCCCGCTGGATTTCCAGGTCGTTAATCCGGCTGTTTGCCAGCCCAACGGCAACGCTGCTGGCAGCCGCCGCGCAAATCGCAGCAGATACAGCCAGCTTCGACAGGGTATCAGGCCTCATTTTCTCTGTCCTCCAATTTTTGAACCACAGCCGTTTTGTTCCCGCCCGCCCCGGTCATCAGTGTCGGGCTGCATTCTTCTGAATAGCCGATTCCGCCAGAATTTCCGAGATCGAACCCGGCAGCACGTTGGATCAAGCTTTGGTCTTGGCGTGTCGCCAGCGTTGCGGAAAGTTCGGTCTGCACCAGCGGACCTTTGCCGCCGCCCTCACATCCTTGGCGAATTTTCAAGGTGTAGGCTCGTTCGCCCCCCCCGCAGGGGGTTTCCTGCTGCCACCATGCGATCATGCCATGAATAGCAGTCAGGAGCAAGGCAGGCAACGGTCTGCCCCCCCTCCGGGAGGCGCGGTCTAAAATGCCATTCAGTGCCGTTACGCTCAAAAGTGACCATCGTGGCGGATTCTCCACGAGTATCGCAAACAGCATATATTCTTCTGCGACGGTGGGGGATTCCCCAGTATTGAGCGTTGACAATTCGATAGGCAACAGTTCCGTAGGAAGCTCTTTTCGCCCATCGTCCATGCTGGCGAATAGGCTTATCTGTTCCACCTCCGGCAAAATCTCTGAGGTGCAGAAGTTCGTTGAGAACAATTTCAAAATCCTTTCCGCCATGCGACGACAGTGCGCCCGGCACATTTTCCCAAATGACAAAGCGCGGATACCTTCCGCCGGTGGCCGACAGCATTTCCCGGACGACCCGGATTGCCTCATAGAACAGGCAGCTTCGGTCGCCACCCAGTCCTTTGCGCTTGCCTGCAATGCTCAGGTCTTGGCAAGGAGAACCGAAGGTGATGATGTCCACCGGCTCGATTCGACTTCCTTTGATGTCCGTTATACTGCCGAGGTGTTGCATCTCCGGCAGGTGTGTCTTGGTAACAGCAATCGGGTAAGGCTCCACTTCGCTTGCCCACACAGCCCGCCCGCCGCACATCACGGCACACAGCGGCATTGTCCCGCTTCCATCGAACAGGCTGCCCAGCTTCACCTCCGCCGCAGGCTTACCCAATTCCCGGAAAGCATTTTTGACGAAGAACAGGGCATTCGGCAAGGCCATGCCGTTGCCCCACATGGAATACTCCGCCGACGGACTGTGCAGCTCGTCGTGCCATTTCTTCACAGCGGCATCGCTTCTGGCTCCATCTGCCCGTGCAATTATCTTCTTTGGCTTCTGCCCTTTGATCTTGCAGTTTCTCAGATACACTTCCCGCCAGAACTGGATTTCCGTTTCATTCGCCAGCGGTGCAATTTCTCCCCATCCATCTGGAAAGCCCTGCAATCGTCCACACTCCATCGGCAACAGGCGGCGCACGATCCATTCCGGCAGGCGCAGCACATCCGGCTGAATGACCGGGTTGATGTAATTCAAACTCCATCCCCCTGATTCTTTCGCTTGGAGCGTTCCGCTCACCGTGCCATTCAGACGGCTGTTTCTTGCATCGTATGCCACCGCATGACGGTCTTGCGTGTTCAGCGTGAACGAGGCATTTTCCCGGACACCACTTCCATTTTGGTTTGTGTTTCGATCAACGAAGTTCCCGGCAAGGCAGAACGAGTTGTAGCCTACAATGGTTCTGTCCTTGTCACGGCTCAGGGTTGGTGCTGTATTCATCAGGCGTTCGGCGTTAGTCTGGGTGGATGCAATGCAGCACACGTCTTTCTCAGCGTTCACGCCGCTGCCCCCCCCCTCGAACCAGAATGGCCTGCGACCGCATGGTGCTGGCGGTGTGCATCAGCGAAGGAGCTACGCCGTCCGCATCGTATACCCGTTTTCCCTGCGGGAAGTCCTGGGTCAAGCATTTGATTTCCATAGTTGTCCTCTTTTCTTGTGCGAACGGCCGGCATCGAACCGGCCCGCCTGTTGATGATGGGGAATCGGAAACAGGCGGCACCCTGCGCTCGCATATCAGACCCGCTCCGTAAGGGAGGTACAGAGCGGGACGGCCACTGCAATGGCCTGTTGCTTTTGGCCTGAGCAAGTTGAACAGGGTGTTTCTGCGCTCACACTGCGGCGCACCCGTTCCCGTCATATCCATGCGGGTGCGGCTTCGGCAAGAACGGCAGCCCGGTTTTGCATCGGGCTTGAACGGAAAGGAGGACGCTGCTGTACAGCACCGCTCCGCCGTGCCGGGCGGCTGACTTCATGGCCGTGCCCGGCTTTCATGGAAAGCGTTAAGCAGGCGCAGATGGGGTTCTGCCCCATTCACAGTGCCCCTGTACCAGAAAGGCACCCCGCGCCACATAAAAAGCAGCCCCGCTTCTGCGGGCAGGGCTGCCTATTGTTTTACCGGGGACAATGCTTTGTATCAGCAGCATCGTTTCCCTCATAGTGCTTGCACTCCACGTTGTAACCGCTGCACGGGGCGCAGTGAGCGGCAGTGATTCTGAATGTGTGCTTGCACTGGCGTTTCTTATTGCCCGCCACTTTGGGAGGGCTTCTGCTTTTATGCCGCATGGAGTTTACTCCACTTCCATGATGTACGTAGCGATCATATCTGCCATGTGAACGCACAGGGCTTCGGGGCAGCTATCATATACCTTTCTCAAGGTATTCCAGTCCTTTTCCCCGCTGTATGCACCCATGTGCCAGCGGATTGCTAAAATCTCCTTATCGGTCAGATGCGCCCAATGCTGGATCAGAATAACCGATTCTTCGCCATGCCCCAGCATCCGGGTGTCTTCATACCGATACCCGCCGCCCGGCTTTTCGATGTACCTCCCGGCTTTACAGACGTCGTGCAGAAGGGCCGCAACAAAGACCGCCCGTTTGTCGCAGGTCTTGAATCGCGGCGTTTCGCACAGTTCCATCGCCGCTTCGGCTACATTGATAGAGTGTTGGAGCAGCCCGCCCGGAACACTCAAATGATACTTGGTGCTGGCCGGGCTGGTGAAGAAACCGATCTCGTCCAGCACCCTCCACAGTGCCATGCTGCCCATCCGCTGTCCGATTGCATCATCGAACATCCGGCGGTACTTCTCTTTCGGGGAATACGTTCCGCGATCTTCCATGTTTCTTTCCTCCGAAATCAGGTTTCATCTGCCGAAGGAACTTCCCGGACAGGCTTTGCGGGCAAATCAGCGGGGCCGATAGCCTTGAGGTCTTCCGAATTGATTTCCTGGGTAGGATGCTCCAACGCCTGATCGAGTGCTGCATCCAGCCCGATCTTCACATCCTGCAGCAGCTTTTCGGCCTCCTTCATGTCATTGCCGCAAGCCGCAGCAACAATGTTCGCCAGTGCCGCAACAGCGAGGTTCACCAGCGTTTCATCATCGCCATGTGCCCACAGGTCAACACGGTTGTTTTCCAGTTCTACGGAAAAGCCAATTTTCTTTTCGTCGTTCATATCGCAGTCCTTTCTTTGGTGGGTGGATGTTCGGTCTTTGGCGGTACGCCCCGGGGTTAGCACCGGGCGGAAGGGAATGCGCCCCCTCCTGCACTGGCCGTACCAGATAAAAAGGCGGCATCGGACAGGTAGCCGCCACCCATGCGGGCCGCCCCGCTGTATTCTTTCTGCCCCCAGCAGGTAGGGCCCCGGCCTTGCGGTAGCCGGGCGGCCGCCCCCTAGATAGACTAGCCGCATGGTGGGCGGGTAGGTCTGCCCATGCCTGGAAGCTCACTCCTTAATGTGTTCTTCCTGTTTCATCTTGTCTATGTACTTCTGCACCAGATCGTGAATCTGCTCTTTGAACGCTGCCCGCTTACGGCGTTCCAGCAGCTCAAAGATTCCGGCGCAGGCAATCACCGTAATAATCCCAGCCATCACGATTTCCTTGATCCATGCCATTTGTATAAATTCTCCCGGGTCTTATCCAACATATCCCGTCTGTGATTCGCCACCATCTTCCAGTAATGCGCCTCCTTGGACACCTCAAGAAATGCTTCCTCAGCTTCCTTTTTGGCGTAGTGGTTCAGGATGCCCCACAAAAGAAAAAGAGCCGTCGCCACATCTGTCGCAATCCTCACCGCCAGATCAGGGGTGCCGATGTGATATAGCCAGATTGCAAGTTCAAGCATTTTTCTACCTCATGTGAAATAAACTGGTTTGGTTCGTGTAATTCGCAAAGCGTTCTTCCTGCGTCTTGAAATAGAACGGGTCGATTTCAAAGCCGATAAAGTCAACACCCGCTTCATAGGCGGCAATTCTGCTGCTGCCACTTCCGAGGTGAGTATCAAGAACTTTCTGTCCAGGCTTTGCGAAATTCTGAAAAATCCAGTCATACAGAACAATCGGCTTCTGCGTTGGGTGAATTCGTACTTCATTCAGGCTTTTGTTTCCCTGCATGATATGCCCTTCGGAAATGCTCTTGCCCTGCATCATCCCGCTCCACATATAGTGGAATAGTCTGACCGTCTTGAGTAGGTCTGTTGCCGCAATCTCGCAGTCGGAAAAACTTGTCGCTTGGTTGCACTTATCCCATACGATACGCCCCGGAGCAAAGCCATAGCTGAAATAGTTGCAGCCCCATATAATATAGTGTCGGCTCACTCGCATCAGTTCGTCGAAATACTCTTTTCCCGGCACTTCCCACACGGGAGAAACCGGGTAATCCCGATGCACTCCGATTCGGCTGACCCTTGAGCCGTAGAATCCGCGGCGTTCAGGTCCGCTGAAATAGGGCGGGTCTACCACAGCGAGATCAAAGTAACCATCCGGGAAAGTAGCCATTGCTTTCATGCAGTCTGCATTGTAGCAACGGTTCAACTCAAACGTCTGTGCTTTCATTCTTTCAGCCCGCCGGGGTATTCCGCCCGATACCGTAACCTCTGCTTCGTATGGTAGAGCCGCTTCTGCGCAAGGTCTGCGCTGTACCCAGCCCGGCCACGCTCATCCATCCGGCCAGTATCACCGCGGCGCAGTTCCTTATAAATGGTGGAGTAGTCATAACCCATCAGCGGGGCAATTTCCATACCGTTCATTCCAGAGTTGTACAGGCGTTCCAGCTTCTTGCGGTCGTCGAACTCCATGTGCTTTGCCATCTGTTCCACCCCTTTCCCCCAAAAAATGCGCAAAAAAAATAAACGCAGGAGAATCTTTTGGATTTCTCTTGCGTTTATTTTACAATTTCAGCAAGTTCTGCCGGAGATAGACATTCTTTTGCCCGTTTCCCCTGCTCTTTTTTCCAAAAAGAGTGTTCATTTTTCGTGAAATCTGCTATACTAGGGGTGATTAAAGCGCTCTGTCACGCCTGCGAAGCAACCTCTCCGTCACGGCTTCGCCGTGCCACTGCCCGGGTTGCGGCACCCAGCATCCGCTGTGCTCCGCTTGCGTCTTGCTGGCCGCGGCCCCAACAGCGACTCTCTGTTTCCGCCACTGGCGGTGGTCGTCGCTGTTGCTCCTACCGAGGGGAGGCCTTGGCATTTCGTGAAGCCTCGCCTCTTCGCCAGAGGCTCCCCTACTAGGGGAGCTGTCTGCGAAGCA